CGGCGGCAGCAGCACCGGCACTGGCACGCAAGGACCGCAAGGACCGCAAGGACCGCAAGGACCAGCCGGCGCAGGCTTCACGGGCGGCAGTTACGACGCCAGCACCGGCATTGTCACTTTCACGTCTGATGATGGCCTTGGGTTCTCAACGGGCGATCTGCGCGGCAGTGGGTCAGGCTCAGGCATCGCCAACGTAGTCGAGGACACGACCCCGCAGCTTGGCGGCAACCTTGACCTGAACAGCAACGACATCACCGGTACTGGCGACATTGACCTGACCGGCACAATCACAGCGACGTCTGGCGGCTCGGTCATCCCATTTTACTTCGCCAATCAAGCGGCATTCCCGAGCGCAACCACCTACCACGGCGCAATCGCGCACAGTCACGCCGACGGCACCATGTATTTCGCGCACGGTGGGCCATGGGAGCGGCTGGCAAAATACTCGGAGACCGGCACCGCCTACACTGACGCCGACGTAAACACGCACCTGAACCAAAGCACAGCGACAACCGGACAGGTGCTGTCGTGGAACGGTAGCGATTACGACTGGGTTGCGCAGTCGGGCGGCAGCAGCGCACCGGGCGGATCAAATACACAGGTTCAATACAACAACAACGGCTCATTCGGCGGCGACAGCACGTTTGCATTTAACGCAACGACGAACACGCTGACGGTTGAAAACCTTGAAGTGACCGGCTCCGGCTCGACAAATACGATCAGCAGCAGCAGCGATGTTGTTCTAGACGCCGGCAACCGCGTCACAGTCGAAGGCACGGTGCCTTTCCGATTGCCAAACCTCACCACAACCCAGCGCAACGCGATTTCAGCGCAAGCGGGCGACATGGTGTTCAACACGTCAACCAACGCCGTCAACGTCTACAACGGTTCCTCTTGGGTGGCGCTGTAAATGGAAAAAGAATACGTCGTCACACTTGAAAGCGCCGAAGACGCCGATCAGTTTTTCGCGGAAATGACGGCGCAGTCTGGCGCGGACCAAATCCCTGCCCGATCTGTTGACGTGGTCAACGCGCGTCCCGGCAGTTTGCGCAACACTGAATATGCGCTGACCGAGGCCGAGGCCGAAACGTTGCGCGCAGACCCCCGCGTTTTGGCGGTAGAAATCCCGGTGCATTTAAATCCCAACGTAGGGTCTGGGCCAGGGCTGACGCAAACAGGCAGCTTCAGCAAAACGACGAGTTCAAGCGGTTCCAATGTCAACTGGGGGCTTATTCGCTGCAACGCCACGTCAAACATTTATGGGTCGGGCAACAGCACTTCGCAAAACTACGACTACCACTTGGACGGCACAGGCGTTGACATTGTCGTGGTTGATTATGGAATCCAAGTCGGCCACCCCGAATGGGAAGACGCGGCAGGATCAAGTCGGCTGCAACAAATAAACTGGTACACCGCCGCCGGCGTTTCAGGCACTCAAAACGGTTCTTTTTATACGGACGCCAACGGTCACGGCACCCACGTCGCCGGCATCGCTGCAGGAAAAACTTTTGGCTGGGCGCGCGGCGCAAATATCTATTCGATGAAAGTTGACGGCGTCGGTGCTATTGCGCACAGCGGCGTTTCGTACACGGCTTATGATTTGATAAGACTCTGGCACAACGCAAAGCCTGTTCAATCAAACGGATATAAGCGCCCGACAATCGTGAACGCGTCGTGGCAGTTTTGGTGGAACTACAGCGCCCCGCCGACGTACATCAACTATAGGGGCAGCGCAAAGCAAGGCACGCTTGTCAACACAACTGCGGAGCGGCTGTCTTATGGGTGGGCCGGCGACGGGACGGTAAGCGCATTCGGTAACTATGTGCAGCCATACCGCGACACAGCCATTGACGCCGAGGTTGAGGACATGATCCAATCTGGCGTCATCTTTGTGCATAGCGCCGGAAATTTTGGATACAAAACTGACGCGCCGGGCGGCTCTGATTACAACAATTACGCCTATAGCTCGACGGCCAGCAACTCAAATCGCTACAATCGGGGCTGCAGTCCGACCGGCGAGGGAAACAGCGGTTTGGGATTTGGCGACAGCATCGAAGTCGGCAACATTGACGCCACTGTTTACAGCAGCTCTTTGGATCAAAAAGCGACCGACAGTAACGCTGGCCCCGGCGTCAACATCTATGCGCCAGGCCGCAACATCGTCAGCGCCTATGCCGGCGGCGTGTCAGGGGGTTCCCCGTACTACCTCAACAGCAGCTATGCGCAGAGGAACCTTAGCGGAACCTCTATGGCCGCGCCGCAGGTCGCTGGGGTTGCCGCGCTGATTGCACAGGTTAATCCGCAGATCACGCCAGCCGAAATGAAGGAGTATCTGGTCACAAAGTTTGGTCAGACGGGCGACATCTACACAAGCGGGCAGAGCAACGATTACAGCAACTCGCGCTCATTGTGGGGCGGTTCTGACGTCATGCTTTACAACCCGTTCAACACGTCAACGGCTTACAAGATCACGAACAGCGGCAGCAGCGGCGGCACTGCGCCAACCGTTTCTGGCTCGGCGTCAATCTCGATCATCGAAAACACCAGCACCAGCACCGTTTTGGCGACTTACGCGGCCAGCGGCACCACGCCTATCACTTGGTCGGTCACCGGCACAGACGCAAGCAACTTTAACATCAACAGTAGCGGGCAACTCACCTTCGCCGTGTCGCCGGATTATGAGACACCGGCAGACCGCTCGCAATCCATCAACGTCGTCGCGACAAACTCGGCCGGCTCCGACAGTCATGCTGTTTCGATCACTGTGACGGACGACACTTCTGACAACGGCGGCGGCGGCATTACGTCATTCGACATGGGATACACAGCCGCCGGGCAAAACAAAACCGCGCCAAACAACTATCGGGCGTGGTGCCTAGAGCGCGACACCAGCTACGGTTACACGCGCTATGCTTGGTTCAAGGATGTGAACGCAAACTCGGCGACGCAGTATTATTGGAGCGGTTCAGGTTGGACGTCACAAAACGTCACGCGCACATTCACTGCGCTTGGTAATGGCTGGTTTGGCCTTGCGGACAACGGCACGCTTCTTTGCGGCGTTGACGGCAGCGGCAACATTTCGATTGTCAACAAATCAACAGGGTCGCAGGTCGCATCCGGCTCGCACAGCGACAACCTGCAAGGCGTCTTGTGGGATGGGACATACTTTTGGGCGGGCAGCTATACCACGGTCGGGCGCGTCGTGCGGATCACAACCAGCGGCGTCACCACGAACTTCGTTCTCCCGACATTCGGGACGGGCAAGACGAACAACCGCTCTGCCTTCTACGACTTCGACAAAAATTACTACTATTTCGGCGACGCAGTTGCGGCTCACGCCTACACTTTCGACGGCTCATCATTCACTCATGTCGGCAAAGAAACCTCAACCGAGTGGATTAGCCAAGAGGGTGAATACTTTGAGCAAAGCGACGGCAGTAAATACTTGATCGCCCACAACGGCACGAACTTGACGTCGCTGACGCCAGTGTAAACGCGAGGCAAACCAATGATTGATTTCGGGCCTTGGCTCCCTGACCATCCCTCCCTCGGACACCCTGGCGTCCTTTCGCTGCAAAACGCCTTCCCTGCTGTGCGCGGCTTCAAGGCCGTCAAATCGCCCAGCGCGCTGACGGGCAACAAGCTTCGCATTGGTGCCGTATCGGGCGGCGAGGCAGCGACCGAAATCGACATGCCCCGCATTCGCGGCATCCTCTCGACTGTGCAGGTTCAGTCTGGTTCGCTCGTCACAAACATCTTTGCCGGCACAGACACGCGACTGGTCAAGCTCGACGCCGGCACCAGCAAATTCCAAGAATTTAACTATGCAAACAGCGCCGCGCCGGATCCGACTTACTCGAACGTCGTGCGATGGCGCTTTCAAGAATTTGCGACGACCGGCTCCGGCGCGCGCGTGGTCTATGCCGCGAGCGGTGTGGGTCAAGCGCTACAGAAATTCGACAGCAACGGCTCAACCGCGCCGACGTCTGTATCGGGCGCACCGAACGCCACGCACGTCGCGGCAGTGGGTCGTTTCTTGGTTTGCGCAAACACGTCAACCAGCGAGGCGGAAGTTGTATGGTCTGCGATAGACGACGCGAACACCTGGACAAACGGCACCGATCAAAGCGGCGCGCAGATCCTCGCGGACACAAGCGAAATCACCGGCCTGATCGGCGGCGAGACGGGTTTGATTTTTACGCGGACGGGCATCTATCGGATGAACTATCTCGGCCCGCCACTGGTCTTCGGTTTTGAAAAGGTCTCGAACCAAGGCTGCGAGTTTGCTGGCAGTACGGCAGCGCGCTCGTCAAACGAGGCGTTTTTCCTAAGCTCTGACGGGTTCCAGCGCTACGTTGACGGCCGCGTCATCAACATCGGTTCCGAGCGCGTCAACGACTTCTTTTTTAGCAGCTTCGACCGCAGCCGCCCCAGCGACATCGAGTGCATCATTGACCCGGCTTCCTCGCTGGTCATTTGGTCTTACCCGAGCCAAAACGCCGACGCCGACGAAAACGACAGCCTGATCGTTTACGACTACACGCTCGACAAGTGGGGCATTGCCAAGATTGACCACGAAATGATCGGCCACGTCCGTCAGCTTGGCGTGACGCTGGAAAGCTTGGACACCGACGCAGACGGCAACCCGCAAACGCTCGAAGACCTGACGACGACGCTTGACGCGGGCATTTACGCCGGCGGCTCAACCGTGCTGACACTTGCGCAGAACGGCGCATCTGGCTCGTTCTTGTCTGCGCTGACCGGCACGCCGCTGACGCTGACGCTGGAAACAGGCGAGTTTGAGCCGGCAGAAAAGCAGCTCGTTTTGGTGCGCAGTATCAGCCCGCACATCGAGGGCGCAAGTGCCGACGCCGCCGTGTCGTGTGCCGTGGGTTCGCGTTCGCGTCAGATTGACGTGGTCAATTTTTCTGAGCCGGCAGCAGTCAACGCAAACAACATTATCCCGGCGCGCAAGACGGGCCGTTATTTCAGTTTGAAATTCACCGCATCGGGCAACTGGTCACAGGCGTTTGGGTTCAGTCTCGACGCAACGGCACAAGGTCGGCGCTGATGGCTGGCGAGGCGAAACTACCGCCGCAAGGAGGCACGCCGCGCGAGGTGGCCTTAGCGGTCAATCAGGCGCTTGACGGCAAACTCGCCTGCGTCGGCACCATGACCACAACGGGCAGCACGACGCAGGTGGTCGCAAACCCGCTCGTTTCAGCAGGCAGCGCCGTGTTGCTGGTCCCTTCATCATCAGACGCTAACAACGCCACGGTCTCAGTTGCTAATGGCCAAATCACGTTCACGTTCACGTCGTCACCCGGCGCGCAAGAAATCAAATACATCGTCATCGGTTGAGGTTCTGCCCGTCCGCCCTGACCTGATCGACACGGTCTGGCCGATCCTCCGCCCCATGCTCGAAAAACCCGTCGCCCTAAGCCAAGACCGCTTGCTTGTGGATGACATCTATGACGGGGCAAAAGCCGGCGCGTATCTGCTTTGGATTGTCATTAGCGACAATTCTGTTATTATCGCGACACTAACAACTCGGATTGCTACCTATCCGCGCCGAAGGGCCATGTGCATCGACTTTTTGTCGGGCAGCAAGATGGACCTTTGGCTTGAGACGGTTCTCGACAAAATAAGCGAGCATGCCGTCACTTGTGAATGCGACCTGATCGAAGGCTACGGCCGAAAAGGTTGGCAACGCACTCTCGAAAAATTTGGCTGGCAACTCGCATATCCGACTTACCACAAGGATCTGCGGCCCAATGTCAAAAGGCGCTGAAACTACCACCCAAACGGTCCAGGCACCGGACTACGTCGAAAACCAGATGCGCCGCACGTTTGGCCGCGCCGACGCATTCCGGCCCGAGGTTTATCAAGGCGACCGCATCGCGCCGATGAACGCGGACCAGATTGCATTTATGGACCGCGCGCGCGAATACTCGATGCAGCCGTTTGAAATGCCGGAAATCGACACTTCCGCGCTGCAAGGCGCTCTGGGCCAGACCATAAACACGAGCGGCATGCAGGGCATGATCGGGCAACGCGCCGACATGAGCGGCCTACAAGCAATCTCAGGCCAACGCGCGGACACCGGCGCACTGCAAGCCGCCCAGCAAGCCGGCACAGACACGTCGCTCCTCGCGTCTCTGATGGGCCAGCAAAACGCCGCAACGGACATGCTGCAAGGCCAGACGACCCGCGAGGTCACGCCCTATCTTGAAACCGCTGTTAACGACGCTGCTGACCAAGCGCTGCAAAACGTTTTCGCCCGATACGCGAACAGCGGTCGTCTTGGGTCTATGTCGTTTGCCGATCAAGCTGGCCGAGGCGTCACGAACGCCGCCGCGCCGATCCTGCAGCAAGCCGCCCAAGCCGACGCGAACCGTCAACAAGCCGCAATGGGCATGCTCGCCAACATCAGCGCGCAGGACATGGGCCGCGACGTCGGGCTGGCGCAGTATCAAACGCAAGCGCAAATGTCCGACCTGGCGCGGCAAGGTCAGCTCGCCGGATTGCTCGCACAGCTCGACAACCAAGGCATCGGCCGCGACGCACAGATCGCCGGCCAGATCGCCAACATGGAAAACGCCGGCATCAACCGCGACATGGGCGCTCAACAAGCAATGATGGCCGCGAACCAAGCCGACCTTGCGCGTCAGGCGGGCATCGCAGGACAATTGGCCGGTCTCAGCGCCGAACAAGCGCGAATGGCTCCGATGGTCGAACAGATCAATCTCAACCGCATGGGTTTGATGGGCGCAATTGGCGACGCGCAACAGCAGTACAGTCAGCAGCAGATCGCGGCGCAACAGCAGCAAATCGCCGAGCAAAACGCAGCGCAACAGCAGCAGCTCCAAAACATGCTCGCCGCGCAAGGTCTCGGCGGAAACTACTTGGGTCAGACGCAAACTTATGAAGACCCGAATGCATGGCTTAAAACGCTGACTGGCGCGGCTGTCGCTGGCACCGGCCTGATTGATGCAATTAAGCCAGGAGGGTTCTTCTAAATGGCTTTTGGAAACAACGCATACCCGATGCTTCAGGCCGAGCAACAAGCCCGCGCTGAACAGCTCGCGGCACTAGGTCAAAACCCAAACATGCGCCGCGCTGGTGTCATCGCCAAAAACATTGGCGGCGTCGGTCGTGGGGCCATTAACCTGCTCGACGAGGTCACTGGTGTCAGCGACATTGTAAACCACATCAACCCAATGGGCAGCGGCTATCTGAATTCCCT